AAAAAAAAAATCAACACATACAGACATGATGCTCTTGTGGTTCAGTCAGGAAGTCAGTAACTTCATAACCAATATCCAAACGTGCAGCAATAGTCTCAGTCATTTCACGCTTATTCATAAGGCGTTGAGACATAACATCACCTTTGAATTTAAGAGTAAAGACAAACTTATCGGTGAGAATGTTATGAGGGCGAAACTCCACTTGCATTGATGTGGCGGTGAGTTGCATTTGTCTCCTGTATGTTACTCTCTTATTATAATGGGGTCAGAGTCCCCTGCAACTGCTTGTGTGCCAGTTATCCAACTGGAGGCGCTCCTGCTGGTTGGGCGGGAACAGCGTCCATGTCAAATTTACTAGATGCTTTCTCTAGTTCCATCTTACCTTTAAGAGCATTTACCTCTGCAATAAGAGTTTTAATGTCATCTTGTTGTTTATACAAGGCAGCATTAACCATTGACTCTAGTGAAGTCAATCTCTCATCAAGGTTGCCAATGGTTCGCATTGCTGCTTGTAGTTGTTTCTTAAGTCTATCAACTGTTTGCAACTTAGTCTTTGTAAGTGCCTCTGTATCTGATGTTAGTGAATCGTATCCCATAATTTATGTAACTCTTTGATTATTTAGATAGGTGTGGGGATTACCTGATGTACAGATAACCACCCGCCCAGTCGCAATTTGCATACACCCAACCACGTTGATTAGGGTCACTCAATTTGAACCTAACGTGTTTAGCAGGTGCTTTCCATGAAGCAGGTTTGTAAAGATCACCTGTCATTTTATCAACAAAAGCATGAACCCCTGCACTCTCATATTTGCCATTACGATAGTCATTCTGAATGACCTTGTAGTATTTCTTACCTGATGTGATAGTGAACTTCATACACTCTTCATCATTCTCAAGTTTGTTGATCCTCTCCTGTAGATATGGATTCATTTCAGATTCATTGTTCCTGATACAGGAGCGAACTGCATAATTCTTGTACTGTTGCTCAAGAGCACGGCACAGTTCCCATGTCCACCCAAGAACTTCAGTCTTAGTGATAGATGATTCAAGTGTTGTCATAATTTGTTTGTATTGCTGTTTGTTAAAAGAAAAAAGGAAAGGAAGGTAACAAACACAAAACCTTCCCTTCACATTCATATATTACTGCATGATGACCACATTGCAACCAACTGTGTGCCACTACCTCAACCGTCCACTCCTTGTCAATTTGTGAATGTAGTAACCAATAAGAGCACCTATACCCATCTTAAGTAAGGCACTAAAGGAATTGTTGAGTTGATTCAACTGAATGTCCATACCTGTGCCATACTCACTATTTCTCATGTGATAGTGGGCAATCTTACTCTTAGTCCTCATGTCCGTAATATAATTGGGTGCGAGAAACAAAATACCGTAGCATTTGTTTCCCTGTATTGATTATAGGGCATCACTTATCCTTTGTCAAGTTTAAATTTTCCTTAGTATCAAATGCCCTCATTCTCTCTTGTGGTGTCAGGTTTACACATCGCCAACCGTAATCTCCATTAGTGACTATGGTAGGCATCATATTCATTGATAGTGTGACTCTGTTGTCTCCTTTATTATCATCATATCCATGTATGATCTGAGAGGGGAATATCATTAGTTCGCCCTCACTCACCATGATTTGATTGTCCTGATTGTATTCAGTAAACTTTTTCCTTATCAACCCAAGAGCAGGCATTACAGGGAAATATAGACTCTCTTCTCTAGTAAAGTGTGTATTTACATGATCTTTTGTAACGTCAAAGTTCACATAATAAATGCAACTTAAGTAAGAATTGCTGTGAAAGTGAGGGTGTTGGTATCCACCTTTGTCACTTATATTATACCAACTGTCTGTAACTTGTACTGTCTCTTGTACATAGTCGCCCTTCACTTCCTTTGCATAGTATTCTGCTTGTTGTTCACACCAGTTTCTAAATCTTCCATACTTACTGTCATCATGTAGCACAGAATAATGTCCAACGTGCTTTAACTCCTTTGAGTTTACATTGTAAGATAACTGATTGACTTTCTGTTCTTCAATCTCATCTAGAATAGTTTGCTTTATCTTATCATGGAAGGGGCACTTCACAATAAGAACTGGCGTTGGCAGAATGTTTACTACTTCCATGTTATAAATTTGGATAATCCCATAGTTTACCAGACCTAGATGTAGTCATGGCAGTGTGTCTCTCTTCTTTGGTTAGAGGTTCAATTCTAACATCATTGACATATCTAGGCATCAAATTACTTGATACTGTAATTCTATTATTGCCATAGTTAGTTGCATATCCATGACAGGTATTAGCAGGCCACAGTAACAACGAACCTTCTAATCCTACCACTTCATTAACATAATTATACTTAGTCTGTTTCTCATTTGTCAACATATATGCAAGATAGTCAGGATAACTCTGACTGTTATTTGGTCTGTAAAAATATGTTGGAGCGTGGACTTCATCATCAAAGTTTATATAATATAAGGCACAGACAGCGGCATTGATATGAAAATGAGGATTCTGACGACCACCACTATCACATACATTTAACCAACTATCTGTCAATATAAAATCAGAAGTATCATAGTTAAGTATATCTTTAGCATATATTTCTGCCTGTAGTTCTATCCACTCTCTGAACTCCTTATACTTGTCCTGTGATAGAGGCGAGTAATAATCTAAATGTTCTAATCCCTTAGCGTATGCGTCAACCTTTTTGTATTCATATTCATTGCCATGACTGTTGATCTCATCAATAATTAATGACTTTAATTTGTCATGTTCTGGATATAATACCGCACCTAATTTTAATGGCAATACATCAACCACTCTCATTAACTTGCACCTTTCTTTGCACCCAACCCCTCAGGTCCCCAAACTGCTTCCAAGAATGAATCAGGTAACATTTCTCTTGGAGCGGCACTCGTATTGAAACTCATAGTAATCCTCTCGCCTTCTGTATTATTAACTCTACTTCCATGTTCTAACCACGAAGGAAATAGGTATAGATGATTCTCTTTAATTGGAATGTCAATCTCATATACTCCATAGGGTGTGGGTCGTATATTGTGAATACACATCATGTATGGTTTAAGTGGCGACACCACATAAAACTGTCCGAAATCTCCCTCTGGTAACTGTAGATAAAAGGCACCACTAATCACACTAGACTCATGCCTGTGTGTGGCAGTGTATCCACCTTTGGGCAGTATATTATACCACGAACCACTGAGAATCGCAGGGTAATTTCCTATCTTAGTATTATAATCGTTCAAACATTCATGGAACACATCTATCATTGGTCTGCAACCTTCATCATCTAGTGGGTCCCAACCACCATGAGAACTCACACCATTGACGGCAAGTGAGTGTTCATTATTCTTACCACTCTCTTTGATATATTTCTTTAGATAATCTAATCCAGGCGCTTCTGTGAGATCATATTCTTCCAGTAATGTAGGGAATAAGTCCATGTCAATTCCATTTACAATAGTCTATGTTGAGAACAACTCTCAGGTCAGCATCAGTACATGATGTGCCTGCATGAAGCAAATCACCTGAGAATATAACTGCCCTATTCTCTTTTGATACCACTTTCTGTCCGTCCTCAAAGTATGTATATCCATCATTGTCATTGAAGTATATCACACAAATATGATAGTCTGGTATGTCAGTAAAGTTGCCTTGACTATCTTGGGGACCTGAAACATCAACGTGTAGAGGTTTCTCTTTTATGTTTGTTGTTCGAGGTGTAGCATTGAACTTAATCCTGTGTAATGCAAATGGATTAAGTGTAGCAAATACTGGTTTAATTATACCATAAACATCTGATATTGGTTCAGAGTCTATGTAACAGGCATGAGAAAATTGTGGGCAACCATCGCCTTCCATCACAGATGTAGGAGAATAGTACCAAGGCATAACCCCACCAAAGATATACTCTTTGATAGGGTTAAAAACCTCAGTGGGTAGGAAGTTATCGTAAACTTCTATGCTCATACACTATCACTCTTAGCAAGGTTCTGATCTTTGAATACCAGTTGGATATTCTCCTGTACAGTTTTGCCTCCAAGTGAGTGTGGTATGATGTGATCTAGACTTGTGATCTCTGGGTCTTTTGCTTCCTCACGACTGATCGGGCGATTAGATAGAGGGCAAACTCTTCCATCACGATCCCAGATAGGAATTCTCCAACGTGGGTCTGCAAGTCTTACTTCATCTTTGACTACTGCAATACCTTGCTCAACCAACATGGGGATTATATCTTCACGAATGTGCTCAACTCTGTGCTTTGCCTTGTACCAAGTGTTTGCACCGTAAAGATCATAGAACTTAACCAATGTCTCACGATCTTGACCTGTATTGTACTTACAGGTTTTGTCCTGACACTTCTCGTCATACCATGCCATGTAGACATCAAAGAGTCTCTTGTAGTTACTGGGAGCAACTGAACCATTGAGTCTCTCAATCTCAACAAACAACCAGAAGAAATCATGCAAGATATTTCTGCCACCAGTTGCAGCGAGGTTCTTCCTATTTTGAACAGTTTTCCTCATGAAAGGAAGGAAAGTATTATCAAGGAACTTGATAAAACTCTCATAGTTCTTTGTTACCTTTGTGTTATTGGGAGTTCCAACAACGTAGTCAGCATCAAGAGTAGATGTTGCATAGGGGTCAACCTGACCATGCCATGAATAGTAATTAGACCATGCAGCAAGGTAGGCACAGAATTTGTATCTGATAGAGTTAACCTTTGTGATGAAGTCTGCATCAAGGAATTCTTGCTTGAGTACATCATTCAAAGCACGAATGTTTCTGCAATATAGTGAAGTATTGCAGTTACGGAACTCCTCAGTAGTCAAGTCCTCATTGTCATTCAATTTGATGAACAAGTCCTTCCTCTCCTCAGAAGTTAGAGAAGGATACTCAAACCAGTTGAACACGGCAGAATCAACTGCCTCTACAAGTTTAGCATAATCCCCACCCAAATTCAAGAGAACTGACTTTGTGTAGTATTCATCTTGATCTAGGATAACTGTGACATTCTCCATCTGTCCAGTAATGCCATTAAACTCTTGAACTGTATAGTTACCAGACTGCAAAGGAACTAAATCCTTGTCCCAATCTTCAAGAGCATCACACCTGTTACCACCATCAATGTGAAGATATTTCCAACCTTCTTCTTGGAAAGATTTTAGTCTCTCTCTGTATTCAATATCTAAAGGATCATTGTACAAAGCAATCCTTGCGTTCATTTCGTAAATTGTCTTTTCAATGTTTACCAAATGAAATGATGAAAGTTCAGCGTATCCTCGAATAACAGCACTGATATATGCGGACTGTTTGCCTGGGATATATCTCCACACTGACTCTCGTTGTACGTCACGATCACGACCTGATGTTTTCAAAATCTCTTTGAAAGTATGTCCAGGCACCTCATAGTGAGGGATTTTGTCGAGGCACTTGTGTGACCTCAGATTCCTGATCGGAATCTTCTTAGTTTGTTTCGGCATTAATATAACCTGTTGTGTGAGTTAGGTACGAGTACCACATCACGTTTACCCTTTCATTCTAATAGAAGGGGTAGGGCGTGTCAACCACATCAGGCGAAATGTTTTAGGGTGTGTTCGTTTGATGACAATCTCATCAAGTTTTTTTGCTATTTTTCTCATTCTCTAGAATCTGGAGCATTTCAAGAGCGCCTTGCACTTTCAAAAATTCTTCCTTCTTCATTTCAAACTGTTTAGATAAATCTTGAATTTCTTGTTGAAGAGCATTTGCTCTACCTTGTAATTCTTCTTTGTGAGACATAATTTAGTTGCGCTACAACAGTATATATTATACCACAATAAATAGATTTGGCAAGATCTACCTAATGATATGGACGAGAACTATTCTTTAGAACAAGAACAGAGAGAATATGAGATAGAATCTAACCCCGAACTGCAGCGGAATGAATTAAATCCTTCTGTGGCAAATACTATCTGCTTCCATGAAAAGGTATATAAGACTCTTGCAACGGTAGGAGACTTTATTTGTAACGTTTGGTACTATAATGATAACTATGACCCTCTGAGATCAACTGAGGGGTCTAAGAGAATA